AGTCCTGCAGCTTGACGGTGCCTGCCGCGATGGCCTGGGACAACTGATACATCGCTGTCGATGCTTGCTCGGAGGTCGAGCCGGACAAGGCCGCCAGGTTCGCAATGCCCTTGATCGAGGCGACCGAGTCTTTCAGATTCACACCGGCGGCGGTGAACGTGCCGATGTTCTTCGCCATCTGGCCGAAGTTATACACCGTCTTGTTGGCGTATACATTCAGCTGGTTAAGCGCGGCCGTGACCTGCTTGAGGTTGGTGCCTTCGGCCTGCGTGTTGGCGAGAATCGTCTTGATCGCGTTGATCTTAGTCTCGTAAACATCGAGACCGGCCTTGATCGGGTCGATGGTCAAAGCCTTGACCATGTGCAAACCGGCTGTGACCGCGGAGCTGGCGACTGTGGCCAACGCGGTTATGCCGACAATGCTCATAGCGTGGAATTTGCTCTTGATCGAGTCAAGGGCGCTTGAAATATGGCCTAGCTGAACATTCTTGCCGGCTTCATTAAGCCCATCCAGATCATGGCCCGCGCCTTTGAGGCCATTCAAGCTGCTCTTCAGCTGAGCTAGAGCTTGAAGCACTCGAGTTGCGCCGCTTATGAAACTAGTCCCTTTGAAGGTCATTTCAACGACGCGATCGTCAATTGTTGCCATTAGCTTGAAGTCACCTCCCGCCAGACACTGTTTACTAGCTCATCCATGATCGGAGCTATAGCCGGATTGATGTAGTCGCGGCCTACAACGTAGCCGCCCGTGCCAGTTCCATGACCATACTGCAGGATAACAGCGATCGGAACGCCTTTATTGATGTGAGTGTTCGTCCATTCGATTTTCGCAGAGAACGCCGAAGTCTCTATTCTGTACCCCCAGGACGCTGCGGTCAAGCCCGTCCCAGTTGGCGTAGCTGCCGCAAGAGCGTCTACACCACGCTGAGCGAATGCTTCAAGCGACCTGAACAGCTGGCCACGCTGAATGGCCAAGAGAAAACGTTCTGTCGCGCTCCAGGATCCGGTATCGGCAAAATTGACCACGGATCCCCCGTTCTATGCTTTGATAATGAAATTGAGATTGACATAGGGCGGGAGATTGGACGGACTGTCAGGATTAGTCGTTGCGGTCGCAGTATTAGTAGCGCCGCCAGCATTGGCTGTGAATCCAGCCAGCCGGGCACCCGCAGTTTGACCTGTAACATTCGAAGTGACAGTGTTCGCATCGCTGTGGTTGTCAGCGGTCCAGGACGCAACACCTGTGATCTTGTCCATGAACAAGTTAGGCGCTGCTCCTGGTGCCACATGAATATGAGCGTGCGGCGTTGGGGAACCACTGCTTAGGTCATGCGCATGAGCCCCCATAACGTGCGAGTGCGCTGCGATCACGTGTGTGTGAGTCGCTGCACCGCCGACGCCGCCAAGCGCGGCCGCTTGCATCCTCGGGAGCCTGGCTTCCATGTTCGGAATATTGAACGTGGTAGAACCATCTCCGGCTCCATGAGCTGTTCCGATCACTGCAAAGAGTGCGGCGTACGTGATCCGGTTCAGAGCCTGCCCATTGCACAGAAGCCAGCCAGAAGGCACAACACCACCAGCAAACATCTGGACACATCCTGTTGGTGCCTGAAATGACCCCCCGTCAATAACGGTGTTGTCGTTTCGGACCAAGTTCAAATGACCGTTTGCGTCGATTCCAGCCGACTTGATGGCTGAGGCTTCAAGCGCCGCAACCCTGGATTCTGAAGCCCCAGTAACAGTTGCCATGAGTTCTCCTAATACGAACTGATTCGGTAAACGCCATCGCCGACAAATATGGCGGAATTCGCGTTGATCTGAAAAGACTTGGGCCCAGTCAGGAAAATGACATCGTCCGGGCCAGTTGCGATCCAAGTTCCATCGCCATTGTCTGTTATCCGCATTGTGGCATGAGATTCGAAAATATCGACTATATCTGCGATTGCCGGCAAAGCTGGATCTATGCCAGGTGTGCCGCTTGTCGGGTCGCTTGGATCATAGCCCGGGCTATCATCAGTGCCATACATGATTGTTTCAAGATCAGATATGGCATCGGGCGATGAGCTATCGAGCAAGATCACGACATGTGACGTGGGTCTCCCCCCGGGGATTTTTACAGGGTGAGTTGTGAAATCCCACGACAACTCTAGCGGATTGACTTGATCCGTTAGAGTATCATATTCTCGCTGAGCAGGAGTAAGCAACATGTTGTAGACAATATGCCATTCGGCGCTGGTCCGGTAGCTTATTGAGAAAGCCGATCTTAGCTGAGCGCCGGCGACGCCTGAAAGACCTACAAATGGCTCCAGTTCATCAGGATATGTGAATGCACTAAGAGTGCCTGAAAACGTATCGTTCAATGACCGGCTGAAATATCTCGTGCCGTCGAAGTAAAACGACTCTTGTTCAGGATCGCCGCCTTGAACTATCGAAGTCAGCCCATTCCACGGGACGCCTGATCCATCGGCAGGATACAGCATGCCCTGGTTGATGCCTGTTGTGTATCTCCTGTCTGTCAGGACGTCCCATGTCGCTCTTGTCATGTCACCTCCTTATCGGCTGCACGCGTCGAAGAATCGCCGGAACGCCTTGATTATGCTAATCGGCGTGGTTGTATCCAAGGAATTAGCAGTGCCGGCGGCGAACCATATCAATGGCCCGTTTCGATGATTATTCGCCGGTCTTGGGGCAAATTGCCCAGTTACTTCTGCGTCAAACCAGGACACGGCATCCGCTAGCGATCCTGCCGGAGTGTCAAGAAGCGGCCGGTCTTTTCCGTCTGTCACACCCAGTTCGCCAATACCAACGGGGCAAGGCGGATTCATGGCGTCGCAAGCCGCGATTACCGGCCGCATAGTGATTCCGTTACTGGAGAAATCGCCTGCGAAATAATAATCGATGCTTACTCCGCACAACAACGGATGGCCATCCGTGTCAAGCCTATCCGGCACGAAAATGTCGAAGTTCTGCGTGGATATGGCCGGGTTGAACCATGCCGAATACCCAGCAGAAACGATAATCCGGGCAGCACGGAGGAAGTAATCCTTGTAGTTCTGGCCTGCTTGATCAGGCGTGATGACTCCCGTATAAGGACTATTAAGATCCCAGTCCTTTTTTGTGCCATCGCCCATCGGACCATGAATGCCGTTAATGTTGGCTTCATTTCCAACAATGAGATCAAGATCAAGCCCGTAGTTCCGCCAGTAAATTATCGAATTGCGAAGCCACGTATCGCCGGTTGAGTTGCCGCCACCGACGGCGCGCATCGGCTTGACGCTAACAACCTGTTTGAGACCATTGGCGCCCCAGACACCAACTATGCTCTCCACGTCATTGCCCGGGCCGGCCCCAGTACTTCCACTAGGACCAACTTCTGGGCAATATCGCTTAATCGAGTTTGTATTGCGGGCCGTGACACTGCGGAACCGGAGCTGGGCATGCCAGTTGTCATTTGGTGACAATTCTCCGGGGTAAGCTGGTGTGAAGACGGATCCGCCAACAATGCCGCGAAGATCTGTCAATGCCGGGCGGAAAGTAACCAGCTGGCAAGTCCAAGTCGTCGCTGACGTAAGAGCGGCGGTGAACGTAACGCCAGTTGAAGTACGATTCTGTTTGACAAACACAGAAGCCAGAGCGTTCGATCCGCTTGTGACGTTTTTCTTGATCAACCGCCATCCTGCCGGCGTGTTGATCGTTCCGCCAGCGTTAGCGTGAACGACAGTGACCACCACAAGCTCATTTGGAACCACTGGAGTGCCGGATGAGATTGATGGTGCTGCACTGTTTCCTGAAGTTGGAGTGGCAAGCAAATCCGTGGCACCCAGATTCCGGCAGCCAAATGCAATCCATTGTTTCGCCTGAGCTGTTCCTGAATAGTTCACAGATATGGTGTCCAGTACGCCTCGAGGCCCTGCGGCCGTTTGCAAACCGCCACCAGAACCGAGATTTGCCGCACCTACCCAAACCGAACTAGCCGGCGTGGTATTCGTGCCAGCCAGCTTGGCGTAACCGTTGCCAAGTCTGTCAGTAACAGATATAGGCTGTGCGCCACCAGATCCACCGCAAACGATAATGTTGTCTCCAGGAAGCGCCGGCCAGCCGCCATCGTCCGTGACATTCATCGTCAGCGTAGTGCCGCCAGTACCGACAGCTCCGTCTGTGATGAGATATGGCAGCAGGTCTGGAGCACCTTGCGGAACAGGACTGCTGACGGTGGAACCTTCAATGTCGATACGCATCTTCTTTGTGCGCATAGCCATGGTGGCAGAAGACCGGCCAGAACCTGAAACAGCGATGCGCATCTTCTTTGTGCGCATGGCCATGGTAGCGATCGAAAGCTCAGAAGCGCCGGCACTGCCAAATATGGCAACGACCATCTTCTTGGTTGTCATCGCCACAGTCGCGACAACTTCAGACAAGATCGCCAGCAGCTCAGATACTGTCGGAAGACGTGGATCCGTCGTATCTGTCCCGTAGAGAACGTCTTCGATATGTGCAACGATGTCTTGATCGATCTTGCGAGTATCGATGATGAAGTGTGAGGTAGGCCTGAAGGGGGTGCTGTCTTGGGGCGCTATGGTCGTGAGTGACCAAGTTTGAGTCGGTGAGTCCGCAGATCCTGAAGTCGTCTTAGCTGTGAAATCAGACGTTTTCGCCATAGCGTTATAAACGATATGAATCTTGTAATCGGCGCCGAGATCCGAACCATCACTGCCGATCAAAGTCCGGTAAGAGAATCCGAAAGCCTGACGAGTCTGGTCGGTGACATACATGCCTGGTGATAGCTCGGCCATGCCGGTGGCCGCAGCGAACTCCTTGGGCGCTGAGAATGCTTCGATCGTCGCCGCGTATTCCTCAAGAGACGGAAGATTGAGGTACTTTTGCCCGTCAATGTAAAACTCGCGAGGCGCTGTTCCGGTGGGAGTTTCAGTAACCTTGACCAGTCCGTTCCATACCATTCCGGGAATGAACGGTATGTAAAGCATGCCCCGGTCGATGCCGGTTTCGAAGTATTTAGTTCCGTCATCGTCCCAAGTCGCTCTGGTCACGCCTCACCTCCTAACCGCTAGATCCTGTCGCTGCCCTTCGCTGGGCGTTGACCGCTCGCCAGTTCATTGCTTGCTGACGCCTGTCCATTTTTTCCTTCGGGGCATTTTTGATGCTGCACACCTTGATCAACGTCAGAAGCCGGTTGAGATGCCACCGCTCAAACTCAACCGGAATGTTCAGCGCGATCATCCAGTAATAGATAATCTCAGTAGTGATGATTTCCTTCTTCGGCGCTTTATCCGTTCCGGGAATCTCGCTGAACCAGGTCGCGCTCTGCTTCGAGTCGATGTAAACAGTGATGGCTTTAATGTTCTCTTCAGTAAGATGATCAAGAACATTTTCCGGATAATCCCCCGGGAGAATCATCATGCCGATGTAGTCAAAAACCTCTTCGCTGGTTTTCTTTTCATCAGCAAGGAACGATCTTTCGTATTTTGACTCCCATTTTGACGCAGAGACCAGAGAGTGCTCCAGACGCAACGTGACGCTGTCAGTAACGAGAAACTCGCCTTTGGCCTCGTCGAATCCTTCTGACATAGGAATTATGATCTGAAGCACTCTCTGTCTCCTTGTCTGGGCCGGGGCTAGCTGACGAAGCTGAACAGCCAGCTGGTGACCACAGGCGTGTTGAACGCGAAACCAGCATTCGCCGTGGCCGACACGACCTTCTTCTGACCGGTGGTGAGCAACTGCGAGCCGGCAGCGTGCACAACGCCGTCCACATAGTAAGTGACACCGGTTTGAGATGGGATGGTGATGGTGTGCGCGCCGTCGAACGTAGGCGCAGTGAGGGTGACCATGGTGACCGAGCCGGCGAACAAGCCCAGGACGGTGTCCGGAGACGGCAGGAACGGGCTCGTTCCTGCAGTTCCGTACAGGTCATTCAGCAGGTTGGTCAGAGCGGACGAACCCACCTGCGTCGAGTCAATCACGATCAGCGACGTCGGGCTATGGCCGGACACCCCTGCTGGGATGCTGGCGATGTCCCAGGAGAAGTCAATCGCCGCTGGCGAGTCGTTGACGGTGGCATAAGCCTTCTGTGACGGCGAAGCCGTAAGACCGTACAACAGATGGTACTTGTAGCCGGCGGCTGCGTTCGAATCGTTGCCGACGCGCGTCCGGTACGACATGCCGAACGTCGCACGAGATTGCTGGCCAACGGCTACGCCAGCCTCAGGCACGTACAAGCCGTCACAGGCCGCAAAAGCGTCGGGGGCGGTGAAAGCCTGAATCGTGCCGCCGAAGGTTTCGGCTGACAAGATGTCCAGGTACTTGATGTTGTCGGCGTACTGCGGGTTGTGGCCGGCACCAGCAGGCGTTTCAGTCACGGTCGTCAGACCGTTCCATGCGTAGCCAGTGTCGTACAACCCGTTTCCTGTGTTGAGGATATACAGTACGCCTTGGTCCACACCGGTCTCATAACGCATGGTGCCGGCGGTGTCCCAAGCAAGGACTGCCATGTGCTGCTCCTAGAAGTACACGTTGAAGATGTTGTGGTCGAGGTTGTCTACCGCGAAGTGCCGAACGTACTTGGACATCGGCAACCCCGCAAGTTTCTCGATGACTGGATCGTCGGGATTACGGGAGATGAGTGTCACTTGATAACGCCACCAGCGACTGTAGGGGTTGTTATCCCCGTACGCATCGAACCCGTAATTCCGCTCGTAGACGATAGCTGGATAGACCATCGTGACGTTTGCAGGAGGCTGGAAATATACCTGCTGCGGAATACCTAGAATGCCCTCTAGAATGGCTTGAAGATCAGTTCGCTGTCCTGCCATTCCAGAGATCACCCACTGTCAAGATTAGTCTCGGGCGCTGAACTTCCACGTTCGTGATCGTCCAGTTTCTCCCATTCCAGCTGACGTAA